TGACTTATGATTTGATTGCAATAAAAAACGAAACTGCAATTGCCCGTTCAGTTCGTAATCTTGTCTTGACTGCACAAGGAGAAAGATTTTTTAATCCTATTCTTGGTTCAAAAGTAAGCAGACTGTTGTTTGAAAATGTTGATGAAATTACAGCATCTGCAATTCAAGAGGAAATTACGACTACAATCAATAACTTTGAACCAAGAGTCAACTTACTATCAGTAGAGGTCTCTCCAGATTATGATAATGGAGAATTTAATGTAACCGTCAGATATGAAATTGTTGGAATTGATGTACTACCTCAACAATTATCATTTGCATTACAACCAACACGCTAATGACATTAGTAAATTTCGCTAATTTAGATTTCGATCAAATCAAAACTTCGATTAAGGACTACCTTAGATCGAATTCAAACTTTACTGATTATGATTTTGAAGGATCAAACCTATCAGTAATTATTGATGCGCTTGCATACAATACTTATATTACCTCATACAACGCAAATATGGTTGCGAATGAGGTATTCATCGATAGTGCTACATTAAGAGAAAATGTAGTATCTCTTGCAAGAAATATTGGATATGTACCAAGATCAAAAAGATCTGCAAGAGCAAAGATATCATTTTTTGTAGATACATCTAATTTTAATAATGTTCCTACACAATTAACTCTTAGGAGTGGAGTTGTATGCACAACTCGTTCTTTTGGTGATGAAAGTTACTCTTTTGTTATTCCTTCAGACATCACAGTTCCTGTAACAAACAATATTGCAGAATTTAATGATGTTGAAGTATATGAAGGAACTCAAATTACAGAGAACTTTACAGTTAACTCTTTTAATTTAAATCAAAGATATATTTTAGGTAATGCTGGCGTAGATACCAGAACACTTTCTGTTACTGTAAGACCAACTCAGGCATCTACTGTTTCTAGAAAGTATAATCTAGCAGATAGTTTATTTGATGTAACATCTGAATCCGCAGTATTCTTCATTCAAGAAGTAGAAGATGAGAGATATGAGTTAATATTTGGCGATGGTGTATTTGGTGCTGAACTGGAGGAACCAAATTATATTACTGCAAGTTATATTGTATCAAACGGTTCCAATGCCAATAATCTTTCATCATTTATTTTTAGTGGCACAATTGTAGACCAAAGTAATAGAATAGTAACATCAGGCATTTCACTGATTACTACAGTAGAAGCATCTTCTTTAGGAACAGAAATAGAGAGTGTTGAATCTATTAAGAAGTATGCAACAAGAATCTATGCTTCAAGAAATAGAGCAGTAACGGCTGCAGATTATGAAGCACTGATTCCAACCATATATCCAGAAACAGAGTCAGTGTCTGTCTATGGCGGCGAAGAGTTGACTCCTCCACAGTTTGGTAAGGTCTTCATTAGCGTTAAACCTTATAATGATCGCTATTTGTCTAATTTAATTAAGGATAATATTAAGAGAGAATTGAGACAATATGCAGTTGCAGGAATAATTCCAGAAATTATTGACCTAAAATATCTTTATATTGAATCAACAGCGAATGTTTACTATAACACAAATCTGGCACCATCAGCCAACTTTGTTAAGAGTATAATCTCATCAAATATCAATACTTATGCAGATTCAACAGAACTGAATAAGTTTGGTGCAAGATTCAAGTATAGCAAGTTTTTGAAGATTATTGATGAGAGTCATCAGTCAATTACTTCTAATATTACAAATATAATCATTCGAAGAGATTTGAGAGCATCCCTGAATACCTTTGCAGAGTATGAGATTTGTTTTGGTAATAGATTCCATATTAAAAATGTAAATGGTTATAATATTAAATCCTCTGGATTTAGAATTAGTGGAGTATCTGATACTGTTTACTTATCAGATACTCCAAATTCAAATCTTCAGACCGGAACAATTAATATTTTCAGATTAAATTCGCCAACAGAACCACAAATTGTAAAGAGAAATGTAGGAACCATTGATTATGTAAAAGGAGAAATTAAACTATTTCCAATCAATATAATTTCTACTAATATAAATCGAGGAACACCAATTATTGAAATATCAACATCGCCATATTCAAATGATGTTATTGGATTACAGGATCTTTATTTGCAACTAGATATTAATAGCACTTTAATTAATATGGTTTCAGATAGTATAGAATCTGGAGCTGATGTTTCAGGAACAAATTACAATGTTTCTTCAAGTTATTCCAACGGAGTTTACGTAAGATAAAAAGATATGTCAGAAACCAGAGTAAAAATTCAATCTATTGTTGAAAATCAGATTCCAGATTTTATTGCTGAAGAATCACCACTTCTTGTCGATTTTTTAAGGCAGTATTATGTTTCTCAGGAGTATAAAGGTGCTCCTGCAGATCTAATTCAAAATATTGATCAATATCTAAAACTTGAAGAGAATGCTTTAACAACAGAATTTACTTATCTTTCTGAAGATGTTTCTGTAACAGACACTACTATTAATGCAGGTGCTCTTGGTGTTGGTGGCCTTATTAGTAAGTTTACTCAAGGATTTCCTGACAAGTATGGTTTGCTTTTAATTGATAACGAAATCATTACATATGAATACAAAACAGAATTTACTTTTGAAAACTGTAAAAGAGGTTTTAGTGGTGTAACTTCATATAAAAAACCAAATGTTTCTGATGAACTAGTTTTTGAATCTTCTGCGGCAGATACTCATACTAGAGAAACAAAAATTTATAATCTGAGTGATCTATTTTTACAAGAATTTTTTGCAAAAATTAAAGGTCAATTCATTCCTGGATTTTCTGAAAGATCTCTCGATTCAGATTTAAATAAAAGAAGTTTTATTTTAAATGCTGTAGATTTCTATGAATCAAAAGGAACTGACGAGTCCTTTAAGATTCTTTTCGGATCACTCTACGGAGAAAAGGTAGAAGTAATCAAACCAAGAGAGTATCTGTTTAGACCCTCTGATGCCGGATATAGAAGAACTAGAGATTTAGTTGTTGAAGCAATATCAGGAAATCCTCTCGATCTTTTAAATAAGACATTATATCAAGATGAGTATTCTGAATATGGAATTGATAACTCATATGCTTCTATTACTGATGTAGAAAAGATATTTTTGGGTGGCAAAGAATATTTCAAGTTAAGTTTCGACTCTGATTATAATAAAGATATTATTCTTGAAGGATCTTTATATGGTAATTTTTCACTTCATCCAAAAACAAGAGTTGTATCTCAAGTTTTTTCTGGATCAACAGTTATTGATGTTGATTCGACTGTAGGATTTCCAACTTCTGGCACTTTAGTTACAACATACTCCAGTGGATCTGAGGTTAGATTAACATATTCTGGAAAATCTATTACTCAATTTTATAATGTAACAAATGTAACGTCAGATATCTCACCAGAAACAGAAATTCGATTAGATGCTTATGCATATGGATACGCAGGAATTACTACTGCCGAACAAATTCAAGTAAGAATAGGTTCAGTTCTGGAAGAAGTTGTTCTTCCCGATAATACATATCTTTTCTCTAAAGATGATACTGCTAGGATCAAAACTTTAGGGATTTCTTCGTCAACAATTAGAAGAAATAATTGGATAGATAATGTTGCAAATGATTACAAGGTAAGTTCATTCATACTACAGGATTCCTCTAACTTTACATATGATATAACTGTATTTGATCCTCATAATTTTAGAATTGGTGATAAATTGAAGATCACTGATAACTCATCAGTATCAAACAATTCAACCGTTGTTGATATTTTGGATGAAAAAAGGTTCTCTATTAGAGGTCAAGGACAACTAAGTTCAAATTTGACATATAGAATAAGTAGATACATCCTAAAACCAAATTCTTCTTTATATCCACAGTTAAATTCAAATACTGCAAACATTCAGAATGTTTATACAAATTATTCTGATGAAGTACTAGTTGCTTCACCTTCAATACCATTTTATTATGATCAACTTTTAAATCCTTATGATAAGAAGGTAACTTTTTCCGGAACTTTTAGCGGCGAAGTTTTACAAATAACATCAGGGTCTGATCATGGATTCTATACTGGCGATAAGGTTTACTATTCGCCAGAAAAAATTACAACTACAATATTAGATGATGAACTAAATGAAGTAACATCTACACAAGTAGTCAGTAAATTTCCAGAATTAGTAGAGGGACTTTACTATGTTAAAAGAATCGATGCAACAAGAATAAGTTTAGCAAAAAGTCCATCTAATCTAGCAGATGGTTTATTCATCTTTGTCTCAGGATCGGTAAGCTCAAATACTTTATCTTATTATGATTTTGCCGATAAAAACTTACAAGTTCAGAATATTCTCAGAGAAGTAAAGCAACCAATTAATAAAAGTGGAAATTATGAGACAGTTCCAGGAAAAGTTGGTATTCTTGTTAATGGAGTAGAAATACTAAATTATAAATCATCAGAAACTATTTTTTATGGTCAAATTGATAATTTGGATGTTACATCATCTGGCGATGGTTATGATGTTTTAAATCCACCTAGTTTAAAAATATCAGATTCTCAAGGTATTGGAGCAACTGGAACATGTGCCGTAATAGGATCACTTCAAAGAATTGAAATAATTGATCCTGGTTTTGATTATGTCAATAAACCCCTTTTAACAATAACTGGTGGAAATGGAAGAGATGCAACTGCAGAAATCAATATGGTTTCTGTTGAACATAATGCTTTCTTTAACGCAGAATCAACTTCCACAAATGTAAACATACTCACAGATACGATCGGATTTTCCACCTATCATAAGTTTAGAGATTATGAAAAAGTAATTTATACTCCAGATGGTCAAAAAGGAATTATTGGACTAACAACTGATGCATCATATTACGTATCAGTTATTGATGGGTTTAATGTAAAATTACATGAAAAGCAAAGTGAAGCAATATCAGGAATTAATACAGTTAATCTGAATGACTATGGGATTGGCATTCAACGATTTAAGTCGGCTGTTAGAAAAGAAGTAATATCGGATATTATTGTAACTAATAATGGTCAGGGATACGAAAATAAGCGGAGAGTTGCTACAGTATCTGGAATTAACACTGCACTAAGCACTGTAAACATAGAATCTCATGGTTATTCGACAGGTGAGGAGATTGTTTATTCAACTAGTGGGTCAGTAATAAGTGGACTTAATACAAGTTCGAGTTATTTGG